TAATTCTTTTCAATACATACCCTTTTCAGGATGTTCTGTTAAAAGACTTTAATGATTATCGCTTTAACGTCATTCTGAAAGCAAGACAGTTGGGTATCTCAACAATCACAGCCGGATATATTGTCTGGCTTATGTTGTTTCATAGAGATAAGGCTGTCCTTGTTATGGCCACAAAGTTTGCGACAGCAGGAAACTTAGTAAACAAGGTTAAGAAGATTATGAAGAATCTTCCTGATTGGATTCGCATTGCAAACATTAACATTGATAACCGCACATCTTTTGAGTTATCTAACGGCTCCTCTATCAAGGCTGCTTCTACTTCTGGCGACGCTGGTCGTTCAGAGGCGTTGTCTTTGTTGGTTCTTGATGAGGCAGCACATATCGAAGGACTAGAAGATCTGTGGACTGGTTTGTATCCCACTCTTTCTACTGGTGGTCGTTGTATTGCTTTATCAACTCCTAATGGTGTTGGTAACTGGTTTCATAAAACTTGTACTGACGCAGAGGCAAAGGCAAACAATTTTAATCTAACAGTTTTGCCATGGGATGTTCATCCCGATAGAGATCAAGAGTGGTTTCGTAAAGAAACTAGGAACATGTCAAGGCGCCAAATTGCACAGGAGCTTGAGTGTAATTTCAATACTTCCGGTGACACAGTTATTGATTCAGAGGATATGGAGTGGCTACTTACAACAGTTTGTGAGCCGAAGTACCGAACTGGCTTTGACAGGAACTTCTGGCTATGGGAAGAATATGACCCATCTTGCAATTATTTAATGGTGGCGGACGTGGCTCGTGGCGATGGTGAAGACTACTCAACATTTCATATCTTAAAACTGGAAACCCTTGAAGTTATTGGAGAATACCAAGGCAAAGTTACTCCAGACATGTTTGCACAGATGTTAAATCAACATGCCAGAGAGTTTGGAAACTGTATGTTAGTTGTAGAAAATAATAATATTGGCTACACAGTTCTGGATAAACTGATAGAATATAACTATCCTAATTTGTATTACTCAATTAAATCGACACATGAGTATATTGAACAGCATCAAGCTGAAGTTCATAACTCTGCTGTGCCGGGCTTTTCTACTAGCATGAAGACTAGACCTCTCATCATTGCTAAATTAGAGGAGTTTATAAGAAATAAACTAATTAAGATATATTCTACTCGTATAGTTAGTGAGTTCAAAACTTTCATTTGGAGTAACGGCAAGCCACAAGCAATGAAGGGGTATCATGATGATTTAATCATGGCTCTTGCTATTTGTTGTTGGGTTCGCGACACTGCACTTCAAGCGAATGCTAGAGAACTAAATTACCAAATGGCTTTTTCAAATGCTATTATTACATCTAAAACAACAATGAACACACAAATTGCAGGACAAATTGGACATAAAAAAGACAACCTTTCGCAAAAGAAAGCAGAGGCTAAGAAAACATACGAGCAATTTAACTGGATTATAAAGTGAGAAAATAAATGGCAAGAAACACAAGAAACCCAGCGAATCCCCAATCAGATCTTTTTAAAGCTCTTACAAGATTATTCTCTGGTCCAATTATCAATTATCGTTCCCAATCTGGTCGCCGTATTCGTCGTCAGCATTTAGATAAATTTGGTTCTCGATTTAAGTCTGCATCGGGTCAGCAATTTAAGAAGTCTGTTTATAACCCATTAGACACTGTGGCTGCTGATGCCATGGCTAATCAACGACGCACAGAGCGTTATGTTGATTTTGATCAAATGGAATACACGCCAGAAATCGCTTCGACACTTGATATTTATGCAGACGAAATGACGACTTACTCCCAGTTGCGCCCTATGTTGAACATTAAGTGTGGCAATGAAGAAATTAAAGCTGTTCTCACAATACTTTTTGATCAAGTATTGAATTTAAAATATAATCTTTTTGGCTGGTCTCGTACCATGTGCAAGTATGGTGATTTTTTCTTATATCTAGATATCGATGACAAGTATGGTATTAAATCTGTTATCGCTCTCCCACCAACAGAGGTTGAAAGATTAGAAGGCAAAGATTCAACTAATCCAAATTACACACAGTTTCAGTGGAACTCTGCTGGTATGACTTTTGAAAACTGGCAGATTTGCCATTTTCGCGTTCTAGGAAATGATAAGTATATTCCATATGGCTCATCAATTTTGGAGCCCGCTAGACGCATCTGGAGGCAGCTTACGTTGATGGAAGATGCTATGATGGCATACCGTGTTGTTCGCTCCTCTGAGCGTAGGCTTTTTAAGATTGATGTTGGGGCGATACCGCCACAAGATGTAGAGCAGTATATGGAAAAAGTTGTTTCTCAATTAAAACGTCATTCTGTTGTAGATCCAACCACTGGGCATATCGATCTTCGTTACAATCCAATGTCTATCGAAGAGGATTATTTCATTCCTGTTCGTCCAGGTTCTGTTACTGATATCCAGAATCTTGCTGGTGGACAAAACACGACAGCGATTGACGATGTTAAGTATCTTCGTGATAAATTGTTTTCTGCTCTTAAAATTCCACAAGCATATCTTGCTATGGGAGAGGGTGCTTCTGAAGACAAAACAACTCTAGCACAAAAAGACATTCGCTTTTCAAGAACGATCCAAAGGTTACAAAGAGTTATTATTGCTGAACTTACAAAGATTGGCATTATTCATCTTTACACTCTTGGATTCCGCGGCGACGACCTTTTAAACTTCTCGCTTTCTCTGAACAACCCATCCAAAATCGCTGAACTTCAAGAGATTGAGCATTGGAAGCAGAAATTTGATATTGCTGCATCTGCCACAGAAGGCTACTTCTCTCGTCGTTGGGTCACAGAAAATATCTTTGGTATGTCTAACGAGGAATTTGTTCGTAATCAACGTGAGATGTATTATGATCGTAAACATGATGCCGCATTACAAGGCGTTGCTGAGGCTGCAGCAGCTGCTGGCGCCGCCGGCGGAGATCTTGGAGGAGCACTTGGAGGAGATTTAGGAGCAGATCTTGGCGGTGATATAGCTGCAGCCCCCGAGGGTCCTGCAGAGATTGAGCCAGCAGACTTAGCCCCTGAAGCGCCAGGAGAAGCACCTGCAGCTGAACCGGCAGCAGGAGATGAATCTCCATTGTTGGCAGTGCCCCCAGGTTCTCGTGATGCACCAAGAGTTCATGTTGGACCAAACAGTAAGAGTAAAAAGATTTATTATCCAAAAAGAGACGATAGGCGCTCTGGAGGAGGACCCAGAAGCAGATCTATGAAGGCTGCTGGTGGAGCACAAAAAGCTAGCTCTGGCGCTCGTAATACTCTACCGGGTTCTGAAATTAATACTCTTGCAGACCCAATCGGCGCTAATGTGGGTATTTATGAACAAGAAGAATCTACTTATACAATAAGGGAGCGCACCGAGGAGTCGAAACTTTTTGAGATCGATAGCTCTGTTCGTGTTCTTTTAGAAGGATTGGAAACCAAAGAAGAGATTTTACTGGAGCAAAAGAATGAAAGTTAGACATAATAAAAAGCGTAACACTGCTTTTGTTTATGAAGCACTCGTTAGAGAGGCTACTGTTGCTATTCTTAAAGAAGATGACAACAGAAAAGAAAAAGCTATTTCTATTATTAAAAAGCATTTTCAACCTCAAAGTCTTTTGAGGCAAGATCTGGAGTGTTATCGCTCTCTTTACGAGCATCAAAATCTTGATGAAGATACCTCGCAAAAAGTTATTAATGAGTCTCGTAGACAAAAAATGATAATCGATCAAACTGGTTTGTTTAAGCAACAAACGGCTTTAATTCACGATGTAAACAAAGAACTATCCCCAGAAGTTTTTAATAATTTTGTTCCCAATTATAAATCTCTCGCCACAATCGATCAATTGTTTTCCACAAAAACCTCTCCAAAAAATAGAGTTATTATGGAAGGGGAAATTATTAAAGGGATGACCGCGCCTAAAGTTTCTAAAAATGATAACTTTATTGATAATTTAACTTATAAGACTTTTGTTAGTAAATTTAATGATAAGTATAATTCCAATCTTCTTCAAGAACAAAAAGAACTTCTTACAAGATACATCACATCTTTTTCCGATAATAACTTAGAACTTAAAATGTACCTTAACACAGAAATTGCTCGTCTTAAAACAGCTCTTTCCGAAGCAATAAAATCAGATGAAATTAAGAATGATGAAGATATGTTGAGTAAAACAAATCAAATTATTGAAAAGCTTAATTCCTTTGCTAAAGAAACAATCAGCGAGAATGTCTTAATGACTGTTCTTAAAACACAATCATTAGTTGGAGAAATTTACAATGGCGATAACGATTAGAGTTGGCAATAAAGCTAATAGAAAATTAGTCACCCTTGAGATGGATATCCGAAAGAGTCTTTCCGGAGATCTCATGATCTTTGATCATGGTGATATTGATATTATTCTTTCTACCGCCCAGAACAAGGTTATCGCTTTTCCAAAAGAAGTAATATCTGATTATGTTTATGGTGCCCAGAATAGACTTTTTACTCATTTAAAGAAAAAGGGAATTGTCATCCCAGAGTCAATTCAAGCCGGCTCCTTTTACGGTTCTTTTGAAGCTACAATACAAGCGTCAAAAAACAAAGACACTAGTGCAACAAAATTAGCATTAGTTAACATTTCTCAATTTATTACCGAAGAACGTCCATACTTCGAACATACAGAAGCGATTATCTCTATGGCCGATGATGAGTTAATTGATCCCGAGAAGACAGACTCCACAGAATTAGGAGAGGTCCCACAGGCTGTTCAACAAGGCTCTATTCGTAAAGGATACATTAGAGATCCATACGCATTAAATTATCTTTATACTCTAGAGTAGAGGAAACAATGGAATTATTAATTTTTGTTTTGGTAGCCTACGGGCTTACACAAATTCTTGTGTACAGCGATATGCCATTAATAAAAAAATTAAGACCAACAAAAGACAGTTTCAAAGGTTATGGTAAAGTTTTTCATTGTCCAATGTGCATGGGCTTTCACGTTGGTTGGTTTTTAGTTTTACTTTCTCCACTAACTGAACTATTTAGTTTTGACGTAAGTCTGTTTAATTTTGTTATTATGGGCTCTCTATCATCTGGAACATCTTATATCTTGAATATGGTGTTTAGTGATGATGGAATTCAAATAGCGCAAAACATGAGGATTGGAAATGAAGATCGCGAAGAGTAGATTAAAAGAGATTATTCTTGAAGAGTTGTCCGCGTTAGATGAGCAAGAGCCTACTGCTAAGCTCACTGGTAGTGATGCTAGAAAAGCAGCATTAGACGCTGCCAAAGGCGTTACCGCTAGCGGCATTGATGATACCGAAAGATCTATTATGGCCACTATGGTCGCAAAGATGCAAAAGGCAGCAGCTAAAGGCATGCTTTCTTCTGGTGGTGTAAAGCCAAAACTTGACGTGTTGGCGGCTGAATTAGATAAAATTATTGGAGAAACGGAATGAGCGACTTTTGGACACGCAAGTGGATGCTCCAGCCAGTCAGACTTTGTAAGAAAGGCTGCATAGGCGAGCGGGTTGCGCCCGCTTAATTTTTTGAAGGGAAAGAGATGAGTCAGAAATTATTAAGAGAATTTTATGCTTTGTGCGAGGGAGGAGTTTGTAAAGATCTTCTCACCGAGGAAGAGAAGCGCTTTGTTGCCGATGGTGGTATGATGCTTTCTGGTAAACTCCAAGAAGCCGATGTACAGAATGGAAATGGTCGTGTCTATCCTCATCGTGTATTGATGAGAGAAATGAAGAACTATGAGAAGCTTGTAAAAGAGAATAGAGCACTTGGTGAGCTAGATCACCCAGAGGACTCCGTTATCAATCTTAAGAATGCCTCACACATGATTACAGAAGTTTGGTGGGATGGTAAGTCTGTTATGGGCAAAGCCCGTGTGCTTGATACGCCATCCGGCAAGATTCTTCGTTCCCTTGTTGAGTCCGGCGTGACTCTTGGTATTTCTTCTCGCGGTATGGGCTCTGTTTCAGAGTCTGCAGGACGCACAATGGTTGAGGATGACTTTCAGTTAATTTGTTTTGACTTTGTTTCCGAGCCTTCTACTCCTGGTGCTTTTATGATGAAAGAAGCCAAAGATTACACAAACAAAGTATTTACAAAAGCGGATCGTATTAATCGTCTGCTTAATGAGGTATTAGACGATGAGTAATTGGTCTAGTTTTAAAAACGATCAGCTTATTATGGAAAGCTGGCGCTCTTACAACAATGAAGAAATTGAAGTGCTTAATGAAGCTACTGTCGCTGATTCTTTAAAAAGACTTGGCTCTACCGCCAAGAGCATTCTAGCTGATCTAGAAAGAAAAGGAGAGGTGGAAAGGTATGCCGAGGAAGCTCTAAAAGCTTTACAAGACGACCCAGCATTTAAGATTGATCAAGCTGGCACAGAAGCTGAAAAAGCTGCCATTATTATGGACAGGCAAATAAAGTTATTGCAAGAACTTATTGCTCGTAAGAGGGCAGAGTTAGAACTTGGCACCGCTGGCGATATGGAGAAAAAAGCGATTGAAGATACCATCGCGAAAGCCACAGCAAAAATAAAGCAAATTGAAACTGGTGGCGACAAACCAGCCGCAGCACCCGCAGAACAACCAAAACAAAAAAACATTGGTGTTTTTAATTACATGGGACCAGTTACTGGCAGGGCTAGTACTGGTGCTCCACAAACTGCAGATTTAACTCGACTTAGTAGATTTAGGGGCCCAGATGCTGCTAAGGGTGGTGATGATGCTGAAGGTGATGCTGGAGATGGCGAAGGAGATGGTGAAGGAACAGGAGATCAAAAGCTACCAATTCCTGTTTTCAAAAAGTTCACAGGAAAAGAAAGAGAAACAATTGGGATGCCCCGTGCTTCAGCTGGTAGTCTTTCAAGTCAGTTAATGAAATTATATCCAGATATTGATAAAGCTATTATTACACAGATCTTAAAAGATATTGCTGGACAACTTAAGACAAACAACATTCAAATTCAAGAAGCTAAAAAGCTATTCTTAGAGAAACTTATTAGCGAAGTTCGTCGTGATAAAGATAAAGATGCTAAGAAGGTCGCAGCTTTTGTCAAGGAGAAAAATATTAAACCAGGAGACATTGAGCGAGTTAAGAAACTTAGAGGTGTTACTGGAAAGAGTTCTTTCGTAGCAGTCAACAAAAAAGGGGTTGGCAGAGTTTATTCAAAAGATAAGCAGGGCAAGGAAGAAGCGCAAGAGTGGTCCAAGTCTGGTGAAGCGACCCCTGAAGAGAAGCTATATGATTTGTTTGTGAGAACATTGAAGAGGCTTGATCTTCACACTCAAGCAGGGCGAAAGGCTGCTAAGGAAAACGAACAGTCTTATTTAGGCGCGTTTAGATTTTTCAAGGCAATGCAGCTAGCAAATAGATCTTTGAAGCAAGGGGATCTCAAAGTTGATTACGAAAAGATTCTTAGAAAAGTTGAACCACTTAACGAGGAGGCTCGCTATGGCGCCCGTGTAGGTGAGGAATCAGGGAAAGGTGCTGGCAAAGATTTAAAAACTTGGCTTGGCAACATGATTAATATTTTCAAAGAAGATGGATTGGCTGATAATAAAAGAGGTATGGCTGCAATTAAAGCTGCCAAGAAACAAAAATTTGGTAAACCTGACTCAGGACCAAGAACCAAAGCAGATATAGAAAGAGAAAGAGAGGCAGCTAAAGCTGCAGGCTCTGAAACATCCAGAAGGACAGGTAAATCAGGCGTTGTTAATACTAGAGCGGTTGTTGGACCTAGGCTTAAGCAAGGCGGTGTTGATTTAGATAGTCCAGAGGGTAGAAAGCTTCAAAAGAACATTGAAAAAGTTATTCGCGGATTTTTAAAGCAAAACCTCAAAAGAGTTGGTGCTAATCCAAATCTTATCGCAGAGCAGAAGTTTGAAGATCGTTTGGTAGGGCTTCTTGTAAATTATTTTAGTAAGGTGTAATGTGAAAAAGAACGAACTTAAAAGATTAATTAAGCCTGTTGTAAAAGAATGTATTCATGAAGTTCTTTTAGAAAGCGGCTTATTAACTAACATTGTCTCTGAAGTTGCTCAGGGTATTAATCAAAATGTTATTGTAGAAACAGAACAAAAACAATCTGACACTCTATTTAATGAGAACCTGCAAATCAAGAAGCAAGTTCAAAAAACAAACCAACAACTAAAGCAGCATCGCAAAAAATTGATGGATTCAATTGGCAATGAAGCTTATAACGGAGTTAATTTGTTTGAGGGTACAGAGCCATTAAGTAATAGAGAGGCAACATCTTCTGGTCCTAATGCAGGCTCCGTTGATTTGGGAGACCCAAATGATTCTGGTGTTGATATTAGCTCTTTAATTGGTGGTGCAACACAAATTTGGAAGGCAATGAAATGAGCGCTGTTAATTTTTCAGTTGACGCTAGATCCTGTAAGAATAATTCAGAAAGAATGATTCGTAGATTTTTAAAGAAAACAAAGAAAACTAGAATTATTGAGGAGTTTCGTGATCGCCAGTATCACAAAAAGCCATCAGAAGCTAAAAAGCAGAAGCGCATTAGAGCGCAACGCACAAGACTTCGAGAAGAAAAGAAAAGACAAAAACGTAATAGAAATAGAAACTAACTATTTATAACTGTAAAAGTATTTTGGAGGTCTCAAAATGAGCGCGAACTCATGGAAATTAACTGCTGGTGTCAATCATGTAGGAGCCTATCAGGTCAGTGGAAGACCATTTGCTACTGGTAGTGTGAATTGTTCAACTGCTACAAAGATTGAATTCCCAACTGTTACACGTTGGATTTATATTATTAATAATGATAATAGTTCTACTGATTGTAGGGTTGGTTTTTCTCAATTAGGTGTTGAGAGTTCAAATAATTTCTTTAGTATTGGGCAGCCTCCAAATAACGGAACAAACGACACTATTCGTTTAGAACTTAAGGTTTCTGAAATATTTGTTTCTGGATCCGATGATATTGATGTTGTTGCCGGACTAACGAGTATTGACAAAGCTAGAATATCAACCTCTGCAGGATCAAGTTGGTCAGGTTCCGTTGGAGTAGGTTAAAATGGGTTTCAGTTGGGCTTTCATCAATCCGGCTGCTGATAATCCTCCTGACTTATCTGTCACCACTAGTGGATTAGCAGCAACTGCCAGCTTAGCAGCACAAGGATTAACTGCGAGTGTAGCGGGCGGTACTGCAGGGTATGTCTATGCATGGAGTTCTGTTAAGCCTAACGGCTCAACAAGCACTAGTGAGTTTAGCACAACTAGTGGCTCTACAACTTTATTTACGCCAGCTGCTACGGGGTTGTACACCGTAACATGCACTGTTACTGATAGTTCTACAGTAACGTTAACTGCTAGTTCAGCTCAATCAAAAGTAATAGGAACAGATTTAGCAGTAGCAATTAGTGGTATAAGTGATTCTCTTTCTGTCGCTGCGCAGGGTGTTACTGCTAGTGCGACTGGGGGAACAGGAGGGTATGCTTACCTTTGGTCTGTTGTAAGACCAGATAATACAACTTCATCATCAGAGTTTTCTACGACAACAGGAAGTAACACAATCTTTACTGTTTCTCAAAAAGGCTTAAACATTTTACGCTGTAGAGTTACAGACAGCAGCGCTGCCATTGTCACCGGCACATCCTCTGTAAAATTAGGTATTACAGGTTCTGACTTAGGTGTAACAGTTAGTGGCTTAACAGCAACATCTAGTTTAACACCACAAAATTTATCTGCTAGTGCCATTGGTGGTATCGCGCCCTATAATTATAGTTGGTCGGCTACAAGACCGAATGGTTCAACAAGCACTAGTGAGTTTAATAGTACATCAACGGGAACTCCAGTCTTCACACCACAAAGAGTAGGACTGTACTCTGTATTTTGCACTGTTACTGATACGCCTGATGTCCCAGGTGCAGGATTAACAGCCAGTAGCGCTCAATCAAAATTTATTGGACAAGAGCTTTCAGCAGTAATCACTGGTTTGGCTGCCACTAGTTCAGTTGCAGCCCAAGCATTAACAGCTAGTGCTACTGGCGGTACGGGCTCATACTCATATGCGTGGTCTGTTTCAAAGCCAGATGGCACATTATCGACATCTGAATTTTCAGGGAGCGCTCCTAGTTCAAGTGTTTTCTTTACTGTTTCTTATGTTGGACATAATGTTGTTAGATGTGATATTACAGATGCTAGTTCTGTAACATTTAGAGCGACATCATCCGCAGAAATAGGTATTACAGGCTCAGATTTAAGCAACACAGTCACTGGTTTCTCTGCTGCAGCTAATTTAAATGCACAAGGCTTAACTTCAAGTGTCTTCGGCGGTATAACCCCTTATGCGCGCACTTGGTTGGCTACAAGACCAGACGGCTCAACAAGCACTAGCGAATTCAGCGGCGGTACAGCAAATGCCAGTGCCAGTGTTGTCTTTACTCCAGCCCGTGTTGGTTTATATTCTATAACTTGTATAGCGACTGATACATCAACACCTGCTTTAACAGCTAGCGGCGGACAGGCTAAGGTTGTTGGGACTCCTCTCTCAGTGAGTATAAGCGGAATTACATCAACAACATCGATGTCACCTCAAGGAGTGACAGCTAGTATCGTTGGCGGAACTGGATCGCCAACGATAGCATGGTCAACAGCCAACTCACTAACAGGTAGTTCTACTAGCGAATATAGTACAACTAGCGGCTCAACTACATTATATACACCATCTCTTGTTGGATTAAATACTCTAACTGTCAGAGTTATCGACAGCTCCTCTACGTTAGCAGTCGCAACTTCCTCGGTTAGCTTGGGTGTTACTGGTTCTGATTTTAGTTTAACAACGGCAGGCTTAGCAGCAACATCTAGTTTAGCTCCACAAGGCTTAACAGCATCACCTCTACTAGGTGGCGCTCCTTACTCATTTACATGGTCTGCAACGAGACCAGACGGCTCAACAAGCACTAGTGAGTTTGGACCCAACGCAACTACTCAAAATCCAGGATTCTTCCCACTTAGAGTTGGGCTTTATTCTGTAACCTGTACAGCAACTGATTCTTCGACGCCTGCTTTAACAGCTAGTAGCACACAAGCAAAATTTATTGGACAAACTCTTAATGCATCTATTGTTGGATTGGCTAGTACTAATTCAATGGCTGCGCAAGATTTAACAGCCAGTGTGACAGGTGGAAGTGGATCCTATTCTTTTACGTGGTCTAACGCCAATGCTGTGTCATCCGCTTCTGTTGGAGAATTTTCAAATTTCTCAACCAATCCTCTTAGTCAAAGTGTTACTTTTACGCCAGCAATTGTTGGACTAAATGTGGTTTCTGTCAGGGTTGTAGATCAGGCAACAGGACTTACAGTGGCCACCTCTTCAGCAGAGCTGGGGGTTACCGGATCTGATTTTTCTTTAACAACGGCAGGATTGGCGGCGACTTCTAGTTTGGCGCCTCAAGGCTTAACAGCAACCACTGCCGGCGGAGCTTCTCCATATTCCTTTACTTGGTCAGCTACAAGACCAGACGGGTCAACTAGCACCAGTGAGTTCGGTCCAAATGCTACCACCCAGAATCCAGGATTCTTCCCTTTAAGGACTGGTCTTTACTCTGTAACTTGCACTGCTACAGATAGTTCTAGTCCCGCTTTGACAGCTAGTAGCACGCAAGCAAAGGTAATAGGACAGGATCTTAATGTAACCATTACAGGATTAGCGACAACAGCCTCTGTCGCTGCTCAAGACTTAACCGCTAGTACAACTGGCGGCTCTGGCTCATATTCATACACATGGTCTGTGTTGCCACCGAATGGTGTTAGAAGCCAAACACAGTTTTCTAATTTTTCAACGAATCCATTAAGTCAAAGCACAACTTTTTCTGCATCAATTCAAGGTGCTAATATAGTTTCTGTTCGCACTGCAGATCAAGCAGGAAATGTATTTTTTGCAACTGCTTCAGCCTTTATTGGCATCACCGGGTCTGGTGGAAGTGCAGATATGAATGTGACAGTAACCGGTCTTTCGGCTGCCGGTAATTTAAACGCACAAGGCTTAACAGCATCTGTTTTTGGAGGAACCGCACCTATCGCCTTTAGTTGGTCTTCAGTTCGCCCTGATGGTGTAGCAAGCACTAGTGAGTTTAGTGTTACAAATCAACAGACAACTGTCTTTACACCATCTAGAGTTGGTTTGTATACTGTAACGTGTACCATTACTGATGACGAAACTCCTGCTTTAACGGCAAGCAATGCGCAGGCAAAATTTCTTGGAACACCACTAGCCGGTGTCATTACTGGTTCATCCGGACTCCCCCTCGCGACACCTTCCAGCTCTACAGATATTAGCCCACAATCAGTGACAGCAAGCATAACTGGTGCTGGTGCTGGCAGTGAGACTTACTCTTGGTCTGCCATACAGCCGGGTGATCCAAATCCAACCACTACACTATATTCAAGTTTTAGCACTTCCCCTCTTAGCCAGAGTGCCACCTTCACGCCTACCAGAAAAGGAATCCATACGCTGTTGTGTACCGTTACTGACGCTCAAAGCACCTCTATATTGCTTACGAAGACTATTGATGTTGGAACCGACTTAATCAAAGCGGGGGAAATGAAGACTATTTTAGTTACAGATGAATGGGAGCCTTTACAAGGGTATCTGTCCTTGACCGACGCCTTTTCTGGATCAATAGCAAACTCAACAAATAATGTTGGTGGTTCTGATCACGGCAAAACCACTTACACAATGACTACTTCGCCTTCTGGTGATTGTAAGAGACCAGATCATTGGATCTATAAACAATCCCCACCAATAAAAGATTTTGGTAGTCAATTTACTGATTTTAGAGCAGGCGGGACACTTACTCTAAAAATGGAAAATGTAGAAACGGCGGCTCATGATACTGACTCAGAGGCTATGTTTGGATTTGGTTTGGTTTCAAATAATTATTCAGCCTCTACGCCTGCTGCTGCAGCTGTAGCACACACTATTGCAACAGGAACTGGCTCCGCAGGTAGATCATCTGGTGCTAACATTAATGGAACTATTTCTAATATTAATAACACCGATTTTGTTTATATAGGCTTTGCCTATCAAGCATCCACTGCTTATGCTAAAAGTGTAAATGACATAAATAACCAATCTGATGCCTTTAATGTAAGCACAACACTGAACCCAGCAGAGGGAGCAGCAGCATTTGGAATAGTAAGGGTATTAAGTGGCGGCATTCCAGATGCTAATAGTGGCTATGGTATTAGGGCTAATGGTGTAGATGGCAACCCATCTACTATTAATAATCAACAAAATCAATTCAGTGGAGAAAACAGCGGTGATGATATGAGGTATATTGTTTTCATGGGAGCAGATAAAGACGGAACAGCCACTTTCCCTATTACTGCTTCTTTTAAATTAACGGTTGGGTTTACGCCTCACAACTTCCCACCGCAATAATCTATATTAACAAAAGGACTTAAAATGGCTAAAACAGTAATTTATGATAGTGATAATTCAATAGCTATTGATACCGTAAGGGATGCAATTACAAACGAATTTATGGATACCAATGAGGTTATAGCCATTATGGACACATATTTATCTTCTCATCTCTCAACCTCCGGATCCGGGAATGTTACAGCTGTGCAAGGACTTGGAGAATTGTTTGTAGAATTGATAATGTATGCGCGTCAATTCGATTATGATTGGGGAACTAATCAATAATTGCTTCTTTTACTTTTTTAACACACTAATTACATTGAAAAATTGTTTTTAAGGAGAACTACATGTCTAACTTACTTAAAGAAGCCATTGTAGATGCACAAGCATTACGTGAAGCAGCCCTCAAGAATGCAGAGGCTGCTATTGTCGATAAGTACTCGACGGAAGTTCGTGAGACTCTCGAACAGCTTTTAGAGCAGGACGAGCCTAATCTTGACGAGGATGCTCCCGCAGAGGGCGATGCTTCTTTAGAAGAGGACATTGAGGATGTCCCACTCGCTGCCACCGATGGTTTAAGTGAGATGGAGGGTGATAACCTCAGCCAGTTAGCCGAGGAAGGTGAGGATGTTGAGGTTAATTTAGATCTTGGCGCTCTCAAGGAAGCTCTCCAAGAAATGTCTATGCCTTCAATGCCCTCTATGCCATCTGCTCCTGGGGCTCGCGATGATGAGGAAGAAGATCTTGATGAAGACGTTGAGATTGAAGAGGCTATTCTTGCTGCCCTCCTTGAAGACGAAGATACAATCACAATTGAAGATCCTGCCGCTCAAGATGAGGCAGTTCTTGATACAATGGAAGAGGCCGAAGCTCCAGAAGCTTCCGTTGAAGAGTTGTTAGCATTGGTTAAAGTATTACTTACTTCTCTTAAGAAAGATTATGAGGGCACAGAAGATCCAAAACTTCAAGGCATTATGATGAATTTGGATGATTTGTTAAACACTGAAACTGCTTCTGAATTTGATAGAACAGGACTTGAAGAAGAATTAGAAATCTCCGATGAGCTAGTTAATACCATCGTTGAGAAACTTACAGTTGATATGGGTGCTGACTTGGCTGGATGGGCCGGTCGCTCCTCTGAGGACAAGAAGTTCCAGATGGAGAAAGAGATCGCACATCGCCGCAGCAC